TGTTCTGCTGGACCTACGTGAAAATATTGAAAAAAAGTTATGCCTCCAGAAGTAGTAGCACCGGATCCAGTTTCATTACTAGGCATTGTAATAGTAATGTTAGTAGCATCAGGTGTACTTGTTACCATAAATTTTTTATCACAAAAATCTACTGCTCCAAAATTAGAATTAGTAATAGCACTAAAAGTAGATGTATCACCAAATAAAATTATATCTCCTTCTTGAAAACCGTGACTACTTCCAAACGTAATAGTAACAGTTGGTGATCCGTTAGTTGTGCTAAATGCACTTGTGATTGCTGTACCTAATGGATTAACTAAGGGATGTATGTCGTAGTAAACTTCTCCTGAGTATGCATATAAAATTCTATTAGTGCCAATAATAGCATATTTAATACCTTGTTTATTAACCATGTGGTGTAGACCTCGTGCAGCACCTGTTAGTTTACTTTCACCTAACTGATTCCAACCACCTATTTTTTCAGGCGTACCATACCTAAAACGTACATTCGTGCCGCCTGTCCATTGAGACTCTGCACCTGTAGATGTAACTTGTTTATTAAATCCGGGTAAAAATCCTAATTTTTGTAACATATAAAATACCTATTTTAAATGTTCTAATATATTCTATTATAAATGAGATATCAATTATATCTTATCCCAAACAAGAGTGCTTGTATTCCAGACATAATTGTTAATAGGTGTTTCAATATCGTGTGCTACCCATTGTTGATTATCTTCATTCCAACCTATTCTATATTGAACTGTTCTATTATCACCAACACTTTTTCCTTCTGGAAGAGGGTCCATTTTAGAATCTCCAACATTTTTTCCTGCAGGAATATCATCTCCATCTTCATATGCTTCATAAGTAAGAGTTGGAGATACATATGAAATAATTGTTGGATAAGTGACCGGTGATTCCCAATCATTTTCTGAATTTAAAGTCCATGATGTATGAGGTTTTGGTTTAATAAATATATCTTTTGCAGCATCATAAGTGTAGCCTGGTGATGCAGGTTGTTTTCTAAATCTTCCATCATCAGCTGATTGTTTCCAAGGTTCTACGTTAAATAATAACCTACAATACTCTTCTCCATCAGAATGCATGTCACTAGGTACTTCAGTGCCATCAATTACAACCACTTTTGTTACAATTTTATTATCATCTAATAATGCAAATTTTGCTACTCCCATAAATTTCTCCTTATTCTCTTAATAAACTATTTTAGATTTTTAGTCAATCGAGTAAACTCGGTGCTTTTAATAGGTATACCTAAATTTGGTCGTAGGTCAAACTTATTTTCTAATGCTCCAGGAGTTTTTTGATTATTGTAATGAAAAAAAACTTGAACACAGTGATCTCCTTCAAATTTTTCTCTCCAATGCTCTAACTCTGTGCCTTTATATAGTAACATATCACCAGGTCGTAAAGTTAAACTAATTCCTTTAAAATTACTTTTTGCAGTAATATCTTTATTATTAGGCACACCTACGTTTTTGTTTGGACTTAAAAATATAGGCCATGGATCACCTCCAAGATTTAAAGTTGCTGATATTTCACAACTAAAACGATCTTTGTGTCTTTTTAAAATATCTCCTTTTTTATATATTCTTGCGTAAGCATAGCTAGGATAAAGTTTTAATCCTGTTGATTTTTCTATTTGTGGTAAACATCTAAGTAATAATGTTTCCATAGCAGCATCACCATACTGACAAAATGTGTTGGGAATCTGATCATTAGCAGATTCATAAGAACCTACAAGTGTTTCAAAAGGAGAAATAAAATTATATTTACGTAAAGCATCATAAGCATCTCGTTTTAATTTAAAATATTCATATACAAACTGGCTAAGTTCTTTAGAAACTGTTTTTCTTACAAGGCAATATTTGTTTTTAACAAAAGACATGTTTAATTTAAAAATAATTAAAATTTACATTAACTCGTCGTTTTACATCAGTACAAGTACTACTGCAATGAGGATTACTTCCATCAAAAAAAACAACTCGATTAGGTTTTGGTAAAACTTTTTTAATAGTACCGTTTTTTTGTTTAAAACATGTTTCACCGTCGTTATCATTTATGTATAAAATACATGCTTTGTGTTTATATAAATAATCTTGGTGGTATCGATGTCTTCTTTTAATTTTTGAAGAAGGATAAAGATTTACTTTTATTCGTATAATACTCTTACTCTTAATAAGTTTTAAAAAATTTCTAAATAAATCAAAATAACCGCTAGCCACACAAGGCTCATAATAAACACCATGGGTCATGTAATAATAACGATCTGGGTCATCATCATCAGTAATTAAGTTTTGAAAAAACCAAGGAAAAGTATCACTTAAAATAATTTCTTTAAGTTTATCAAACTCTTCTTGTGGTAAAAAATTATCTTTTACTTGAATGGCCATCCCAAACTCCATACTACTAAACTATATCTAATTCCTTTTTTAATAGGCTTAACTCTGTGCCATAAAAAAGATGGAAAAACTACTATAGATCCTTGAGGTTTAATTTCTTTACATATTTTAGTTGTTTTTTGATTAAGTTCTGTGCCATTTCTAAAATCAAATTCTAATTCACCACCGGTATATTCTTTAGGATCTGTTAAATTTAATATAACAGATAATTTTCTCATTTTTCCATGCCAATTTTTATTTACGTCTGATCCATAAGTTTTTTCCCAAGAATCTTTATGCCACCCATAATATTGTTTTGGTTTATATTTGGTAAATTGACAGCTTTCCATCCAATCCCATTGAAAATTCCATGAAGCAGATTGATTTGCGTTATTAATATAAGGAGTAATAAGTTCATATAACCACTGATCATCTAACCACGCTACACTTGAATTTCTTTTACGTTTCATATTTTTTAATTCTTTCGTATTTAATTTTTTAACATTTCCTGTAAGCGCTTTATTAAGATGTAAAGATTTTCCATATTTAATAATATCTTCACAAGTTTTTTTAGGAATTGCTGATGAATAATACCAATAATAATCTGGAAACCACATTACAACACATCCATGTTTTTGTATCGTTCAATTATACGTTTAGGTAATATTTTTTTAACTGAAATAGAAATAGGTTTTACTTTTCCTATGTGAAGTTTATGTAAAGGAGAATTTAAAACTTTATCATTATAAGCAACTTTATTTATTTTTAATTGTGAAGAAACTTTAGGTTTAAGTTTAAAAGAATCAACTTCAATAAATTTACATATTTTATTAATTTCTAATTGTGGTTTAGTTGTTAGTTTTTTATAGGTTAGAATATGACAATCTTCTTTTGTTTCTAGTAAGTTTCGTATAGACCATAATTCTTTTCCAATTCTTCCTTTTTTATCCATTCTTGCTTCACAGTATTTATCAATATCATATGGTTTATCTATTTTTACAAATGAGGCAAGGCATTCTAATACCGGTCTATAAAGAATTATAAATTTAGGTTTTTGATATAAATTTTTTAATAAAATTAAATTTCCAGGTGTACCCCATGGACCTTTATCTATAATTGTAGAAGCTTTCCAATCTTTATAATAAACATAAAAAAGATTATTTAAAACATTATTAAGTGATTTGTTATCAGGAAAATTTTTAAAAATAGAAGATTGTTTTAATTTAAAACAATCAAACAATAAGTCAGGCAAAATAGAATTTGCTGTCATAGCAATTTTTTTATTTTGATTAAGTAAATAACTTAAAAGAGTGCTTCCAGCTCTAGGCATTCCGCATATAAATTTAATGTCTTTCATAATTCTTTATAACTTATTTATAAATAAAAAAAATTAAAAAGTAAAGAATTTATTTATATCAATTATGGGTTGATTTTTAAAGTTCCTGAAACTGTAAATGTAGCTATCGTATTTCCACCCGGATGAGTTGAAGTTGAATTAGTTCCTGGAGTTACAGTCATTGGATTATTTGTTGGAGATCTTACTATAACCAAACCTGTTCCGCCAATTCCCCCTGCACCATGATTAGGTAGTGGGTGTTGGCCTCCTCCGCCACCGCCCCCAGATCCTGTATTAGTACTTCCAGCTCCTGCAGGAGGGGGTGTACCTGGACCAGTTCCATTTCCTCCGCCACCCGGGCCTCCAG